GTCCAACTGGGCGTTTGCGCTGTGTTAATGGTTGTCCAAGAAGCCGACTCTGGATCGTTAATCACCTGCCAAGATGCCGTCTCACTGTCGTCAATTAGATTCCACAGTAGTGTACCAAAAATTGAGTCAGTTGCAACTATAGTTTCAATGATTTTGACGAAGTAAATGCTTCCCGCAGGGCTTACCAAGTCTGTAACTGAGACGGTTTCTGTGAGCGTATTTTGAGCTGTTAACGTGGCCGACAGAGAATCCAACAAGGATATAGTCTCTAATACCACCAACAATGCTGTTATACCGCCAGCTACAGAATCCAAGGCCACCGCAGTTTCAGACACAAATAGCTGAGATGAACCCCCCGCAACGTAATTATCAGTGGCTGTCGCTGTCTCAGAATCTGTGACGTTATAAGTAGACCCTCCAAAAGAGTTGTCTGTTACTGTAGCCGTCTCAGAGATAAAACATGCAAATGTCTGGGTAGTCGTGACTGAATCCGCAGGTACAATAAGTTCTGCTATTGGGCAAGCAAATGTCTGGGTTGTGCTGACCGAGTCTGTTGCCGTGGCTGTTTCTGATACCACCAAAGAGTAAATGGGCTGTGAAGACACCACATCTGTGACGGTGATCGTTTCGTTGACGGCGGGGTTAAATGCAACATAATCCGTGACAACATCTACCAATGTAGACGCTCCACCCCAAACGCCTTGACCCCAGCCAAGGAATCCCCAGCCCACCGCAAAACCTTCAATAATTTGCAGGGTAATTGTATTGCCTGCGTCAACTGTGTCTGTAACCGTGCTGATTTCAGTTACAGTGGCACTAGTGACATAACTTGTTGTGATTGTCTCGGTAAGGGTGATTGATTCCGAAACGGTATTGGTTGTAGAGAGGATTGAGCTTAATGAATCGGTTGCGGTAGCGGTTTCAGACACGCTTAAATTGGCAACCTCTACGGCAGTAACAACATCTACCAAAGACGATTGCCCGCCCCAAACGCCAAAGCCCCAAGTGTTACCACCCCAAGTTGAAAGAAATCCCTCATTAACCGTGACACTAGATGTGCCAGAAGGGTATTGGGAATCCGTTACAGATGGCGTACTACCAAAGACACCAGACCCCCACGCAACAGCCCCCCATCCACCGTTATTGGCAGTTTCAGCAACTGATGCGTTGTAGACAGCCATTATGCCGCAACAAGTTGCGCCTCATTGAACCATCTGGTTTGGGAGACACCGTTCTCATCCGTCCAGCCAATCAAGTATTGGATGTTTCCAGTAGAGTCCATCTGCATAGCTTCAACTGGGCCAGCAGGATCAACAGGTGCGGGTGTAACTTTAACGTTCTCACCAATAGTGAATTTAGCGGCCATGATAATCCTTAGCAGTTAGCGGTATAAGTGACGTTCAATGTGTCGCCCAACAGCACAGAACGGTTACCAGTCGTAAAGCTACCAGCAGAATACAAAGTTCCTGTAGTGCCAGACTTGGTGTTGCTTGTGGTTAAAAACGCACCCGCAATAGTTCCTGTAGCGTTAATACTGAATGCTGTAGCAGAGGTAGAAATAGTGCCAGTGCCAGCAGAACCAGCCCCACCACCAGAAGCGCTAGCGGAGCCAAAAGCAGCAGCAGGACGAGTCGATTGAGAATAGCCAACATTTTCTGTCCACCCTGAGTGAGAAGCCATCGTATCGGCAGCGTTATAAGTGGGGCTAGAAGCGCCATCCACTAAGCCAAGATACCAAGCCGCAGTATAAGAAGTACCTGCAAAATACTTGTTTAACAGGTCAGTTTTACCAACGTTGACTACTAGATTCTTAAACGTTTCTTCCCAGCGGATCGTGCCGTCAGCCGCCGTACAAGTGACTGTATAAGCGCCAACCACATTGGCATCTTCTAGTAGAAAGTTGCGTGTGGCTACAGCTACAGCAGAGCCTTCAGTGGGTTTAATATTTTCGGTTTGCATTATGCGATCCTTAAAATAGCGTTGGTGCTGTTAACAGCGGGGAATTGAATCGTGAAAGAATTAACACAAGTTTTGTCGCTGCCAAAATCCAATACTGCAACAGATGCGTTACTTTGACTTGAATTGTAAATCAGCGCACCACGACATGTAAATGCTGCTGGGCTCCATACTGCGTTAGCAAATGACCAATAAGCCACCGTACCATTTGCGGAGCCAGATGTTGGGGTTTGCGTAATCGTCAAGGGGATACCGCCTTGTGTGTACCCATTGCCTGTAGCGACTTCACCAACAAGTTGCGTTGAATACTGCGTTGTGGCCGCATTAAGAGTAGCGGTAGAGTTGAATAGCGCAATATAAAACGTATTGGGACTGGTTGGCCCAAAGTTGTGTAAACCTTGAGCCAGTTGAACCTTAAAGCTGGTGGTAGCCGTTTGAACTAAACTCATGTGACCGCCTGTCTAAATTGTCCATCTCGATAAGAGTCTTGACGCTCAAGACCATCACCAAGACGTTTGGCCAACGCAAGTGCCTCAATGTACTTTTGATTGTAAAGAGCCATCATGTCTGCCTCACCCTTCATAAAGGTATAAGCCTCAACAAGAGAGCCGTAAAGAAGAACGGTGTCAAAATTATTCCCAAGCCAAGAAGTACCATCCGAAGATTGCGATATCGAGACTGGGTAATAGTAATAATGAAGTTCCGCATTGTAATTTGTGTCAGGCGTTGGGCCCACCATAAAAGACAGGTAGTTGGTTACAGTGCTACTGGCAACCGTAGGTCCAAACAAAGCATAGTATTGCGGAGTTCCATAGGCAGTTGGATTGCCATAAGCCTCACGCAAGAAGTTAACATCTTTGATTAAAAGATAATTGTAGTTGCCAGTGAAAGACATTGTTCCAGATACGGCGCCTGTATTGGCTATACTGAGCGTGATTACAAGCCCATTAATACCAACAACAGTAGCCCCCGATGCAATCCCAGTCCCCGCAACAAGTTGCCCGAGAACGATGTTTGTTGCACTGCTAACCGTGATTGTGTATGCGCCGGCAGAACCAGTGGCAGTTGGGCTGACATTTTGATAGATCGCAAGGGAGTATGTAGAAAGAAAATCACTGGGGCAAGATAGGTATGGATTTGCAGTCGATAAGGTGCCGGTAACATTTTTACGCAATGACGGAAATTGCACCGAATTAAAGATGCGTTGTTCAGCTTGTTCAACAAACGTAGGAATATCCGCTACGAAAGTAGTTTCGTAGTTTTGTGTGTAATCCTGTATCAGTTGCTTAAGCTGAGTGTAATTCATGCCATCGGGCCTCTTGCCATCACACCTTTAGTCGCTGCACCTGTGCCACGAATCTTAATGCCGTCTTCTTTGACGCGGTCATCCATCGTAATAGACACGCCCATCAAAGGAACCCAGTTCTTTTTCTTTTGGAACTCTGGTTCTGTGAATGCATCGGCTGGTCCAACAGGACGGCCTTTCATATCATGCGGTTTTGCATACTCATCAGCAGGGCCATTATTAACATCACGCGCGCGATGAATAGCAGGACTATTTTTTTTGGTGGGTTTAACTTCTGGTTTCATTATTTGCTCCCAGGTTTTTGATTATGAGCGCGAGCCAAATTGCGGCCAACAGCCCTCATGGCTTTACCAGTGACACCACCCTTGGCCATCTTGTGGATTTTTCCACCCTTCTTGAGTTTACTCAAATCAGTGTGTTTGCCAGGATGTTCCTGCTTATCGTGCATACCAAAAGCCTTTTTGATTAGCTTTTTGTCTTCCTTGATGTCATCATGTTTCATTCTAAACTCCTACGTTGTAACTATTGTGACTGTACCAATTTGCACCTGTAGAAGCAAATTATTTTGAGTCAAAGGAACATCAAATTGACTAGCTCCGCCCACAGGATTCCATCCCCATTGAAAAACTCTGCTACCACCACCAATACTACCATCAGACGTTACGCCAGAAGCGTAATATGTGGTGTCAGGACGTGGATCACGCACGCCTTGAGGGTCATCTACTGGGTACATACCCAATTGCAACTGAGGCTGATCTGGATCCCAGCAAGCCGGACAGACTTTTAAGTCATAAATCTTGGTTTTAATGATCTCTTTTTTGAGCTCTGTCAGTTTAAACTGGAATCCACACCGATCACACTCGGCAATCGAGTTCTTGCCAGAGGAAAATCGGTTACCCATTACGAATAACCCCCACCAATGTACATTCTGCGCGGCACAAACCTTACGGCAGCCTTCTCATGGTCTTCGCCGGCAGCCAATTCCCATGCCTCATCGTATTGAGACTTCAAAATTGGCAATCTTTCCAGTCCGCCTGGCACTTTTAACGCCATGTAATACGACAAGCCGCTCACCATAGCGGTAATAAACCGAAAAGGGACATCCATAATGTTGGTACCGCTACCAACATCTTGCATTCTGCGCATTCTCCAGTAGACAAACTGGTATGTATTGGCGCCATCAGGCGTTGGCCATACAGTGATACTGTTCTTTTGAGATAAAAGTACCGCAATGCCAGCAATATGGGTAGCTGCTGTGGTGTTCCCTTGACCGCGAGTGCAGTTTAAGAGGTATGCTGGGTTACCATTTGCAGCTGGTTGTAGTTCGTTATAGCCTATCAACTCGCTATCTAAGGTAATAAAGCCAGCATTTGGCAATCCAGTCAAAGAACTTACTGCAATTTGAGTGTCACTAGTGCCAACCGCAGAATAAACGGTCACGGCAGTAGGTTGAGTATTGGCTGTAAGGCGCTGAATCCATACTTGAATTGGGCGGCCTTGAATTAATTTGTTGGGTATCGTTGCATAAGTTGGCATGCTTATGCGTGTAATTGTCAAATCAGCTTGGTTTGACGGCTGATTTTGTTGCGTTCTAATAACGTGATCCAATAGATCAACGGTATCATCTGGCAACGCATAAGTTGGTTGGCCTTGAACAAGATTAATTACATCTTGCTCAAATGTCCACATGTTAATTCCGCGATTTGCCCAGTCTGTAAAAAGCAAATTCAATGATCTTCTGGCTGTTTTAATGTCATATCCGGTACGGGATTCACCGCCACAACGCTCAAAAGCCTCCTCGACTAACTCGGGAAGTTGTAGATTAAACGTTGATAAACCAGATGTTTGTGCCATTATTTAGCCGCTCTCATATTGTCTATAAAATGTAACGCATATGATCCATTTTTTTCCAAATACTGTGCAGCTTTTTTAAGCAAATCCGCAGAATCCTTAGCCATACCAAGCATTGTGTTACATGTTAAACATAAAATGCCACGAAATTTTCCAGTTTCATGGTTATGGTCAATAGCATATCCCCGTCTTCGCCCTTCATACAACATTAAATCTGGAAGCTCTACTGAACAAATAGAACACAATCCATTTTGTTTTTCCCAACAATCCATAAATTCAGCATGCGATACACCGTATTTATATTTTAAATGTTGTTCTAAACGTTTCTTTGGAGTTCTACTTTCCCAAACTGTTTTCTGTTTTGTTTTTTGACAAGTAATACATAAATACTGGCCTTTCCAATATTTACTTTCATCTTTATCAACCAAACAAACAGGACATGTTTTCATTGTTTCGCAGCCATTCTAATATTATCAACAGCATTTGGGTAAGGTCTACCCGCCGCTTTTGCAGCTTTCTTTGCGGCAGCCTTTTTAGCGGGGCTTAGTTTCTTGGGTTTTCCTAAACCTTTGGGTCTAGGTTTGTCCCAAACTTCGCCACCCTTTTTGTAGACAGATACATCGTTCGGATTATCCTTGCGATGTATCGTTTTTCTACCAGGCATTTTGGATGGGTTGATATCACCCATTCCGCGACTTGCCATCATTTTTTAGCCATCCCGCCACCGCACATTACGATATGACCTTTGGTGTGTCCCTTCTCGCAACAACCATCAGCACGCTCGCTTGCACGATGAGCAGAACCGCCCTTTTTCATGCCACCAGGACGTTTTGCGGCCAACAAAGGGTTGACGGGCATGCGGCCTGCCATAGGCGTTCTGGGGCGCATTGGAGCAGCCGCAGGCGCCATTTGATTCATCATCATTGGATTCATTGGCATGATAATCTCCTTATTTGGATTCTTGGTGCTTATGCATGTGCTCTACGATTTCATGATGCTTGTGATGGCCAGCAGCATGCTCTCCGTAGTGGTGATGATGGTGAACATGTCCACCAGCTTCATGTTCCTTCATGTGATGCACATGGTGTTTGTGCTCATGAGGATGTTCGTGTCCAGCTGGATGAACGTGCTTATGATGTTCGTGATGATGTTTCATGATGTCCTCACTTTTTGTGATGATGAGTTTTTCCGCCACGCTTCATACCAGTTGTAGAACCAGCCATCTTGGGCTCCATACCTCTGGTGTGGCCACGCTCTTGAACAGAGTGCTCGCCAAAACGCTTATTACCGCCTTCTTTGACTTTGGCCATTTTGGCTGTAGTCATACCTTTTTTCTCTTCAACACCGTGCATTCCAGTGACTCCACCGGTAGCCATTTTTTTAACATGACCGCCGTGTTTCATCGCTTCTTTCAAGTGATGATGAGCCATTTTCATGTGATGATGATGCATTTCGTGCTTTTCCATATTTCCACCTTGTTTAAATGTGCGGCCTTTGTCCGCTTTACTGAACTCTTGCCCCACATTTTGAGGGACCCCTACTTTCTTGGCGAACGATG